ACCGGGCCGCGACCGTTGCGGTTCCAGTTCCGCGCCCGCCACCGGAAGAAGTGCTGATCGCGGAGCTCGGCCACATAGGCGCGCTGTCGATCCTTGTACTTGCCCCGGCGCGAGGCATTGGCCCGCTCGCGGCGCACGGGGTCCTGACGCATGGCCGCGCTGTACTTCCGCGCAGCGATCAGATGTCGCTCAGTCGAAACCACGGATCAGCGCCTTCTCCGATGACCTGGACGACTTGCGGGACGACCGCGTTGCCGAGGGCCCTGAGTCGGTCCACCCGAGCGGGAACCCCATGAGCCACTCGACCCACGTCGGGTTCAACGCTCCATTCTCCAGCGAAACGACCATCGAGAGCATCAATTGCTTGCCCAAGCGCGCGCGTCGTCGGATGGACGGAAGCGAAAGGTTCCCCCGATCCCTGTCGTCGCCCGCTTGTGGTGTCGGCCACATTCCGGGCGCTGCTCGCACCGCTATCGGAAGGCGATCCAACCGAAGGTGCCCCTTCTGGCCCCAGAGCGCCGCGCCACTGGAGTCCTTGTGATCTCGTGCTGTCGGGGTAGGCCACGATCCAGACTCGTCGTCTGAGGTGAGGCGCTCCGACATCGGCAGCTGATATGACACACCACTCCGCGTCATACCCGAGGTCGGCCAGATCGCCAAGGACGTTCCCCATTCCACCGTGGCCAGCCAAGAGCCCTGGGACGTTCTCCACGAGGACGAAGTGCGGCTGTAGTACGCGAATGGCGGCGGCAAACTCGGGCCAAAGCCAACGATCGTCGGCAAGCCCCTTTTTGCGCCCAGCGACACTGAACGGCTGGCAAGGGAAGCCTCCGGCCAAAAGGTCAACCCGTTCGACCCCTGACCAGTCAACGGTCGTGATGTCTCCAAATCGGGGAACATCGGGCCAATGCTTGGCGAGGACTCGCTGGCAGAAGGGGTCCCACTCGACCTGGAAGCGGCAGTTCCATCCGGCTCGCTCGAGGCCGAGATCGATCCCGCCGATACCGGCGAAGAGGCTGCCGAAGGTCGGCACGTCACGCCACCCGTCCCCGCGTCCGCTCCACGAGGTAGCGTTCGACCTCGGCCGCGGTGACGAAGGACGAGCCGCGCACCTTCACCTTGCGGAGTGAGCCGTCCGCGCAGAGCCGGTCCACCGTGCGCTGACTGATCCCGCCCAGCCTCCGGCCGGCTTCGTCGAGGGTGATGAGGTCGGTCACTTGAGCCCCTCGAGGTAGGGATCCGGCTCGAGCGCCATCTCGGCGTCGCGGCCGTGCAAAGCCTCCCAGTCGTCGATGTCGACGATGACCACGCCCCGGCGGCGGCGGCCCGGTCCGGGCGCGTCGGCCACCACCAGGAGCGCGGTCTGTCCGGCCTTCACCGGGACCTGCTTGAGCCAGCCCCAGAGGCGCTCGGAGAAGGCGCCGCCGCTCTTGACCTGTGCCGCGAAGAGGTCGTTCATGAGGTCCTCCGGTCCACCGAACTGGCCGACCCGGCGCAGGCCGAGCCGCTTGCCGATCTCTCGCTCGATGGAGTTGCCCCGGCTGCGGTTGTTCCGGCCCCGGCGGGTGGCATCCTCATTCCGCTCGCGGCCACACCGCTGACAACTCGTCTTGACGATGCAGCCATCGGCGGCCACGAGGTTGATCCAGAGATGGGCCCGGCACTTGGGCTTGGGCGCTGCCGGGTTGGCCTCGCTCGGGTAGTCGAACGGGAGATCGTCGAGGTCGGTCATCCGACGAGCCCCAGCGGCGTCTGCGCGTTGCGGGCCATCGCCTGGACGAGGTACTCGCCGTTCAGGTCGATGAGGACGGTCCGCCGGCCGAGGGCCTGCGCGACCATGCCAGTCGTGCCGGAGCCTGCGAAGGGATCGAGGACGGTGGCGGCGACGGCGGGCGCGGGCGTCGTCCAGTCCGTCTCAGGATCTAAGTGGTCGCACGATTGCCGCCACCCGGTCGTGATGTTCTTCGGCGGGACGTTCGTCGGGTGCGTCTTCGGCTGGCGAGCAGTGTCCGGGTAGCGGACGGCTGGGGGTGTCGTCCATGCCTTCCCGCTGTCGAGCAAGGCGGCGTATTCCGGCGTCAGTTCCACCTCCCTCACCCACGGTGCCCCACACTCCCCGCAGACGCCACGCTCCGACGTGCCCGCCTTCACGCACGGCTCGACGAGCTTCGGCGGGAACGTGGCGAAGTGAGCGCCGGGGTAGGGCGCGGTGGCGATGGTCCAGACGGAGCGGAGGTTACGGCCGGCGGGGTTCATTCCGCCTTCGACTCCACCGCTTTTGCCGTTATCGCCCCACTTCCCCGTCTCGGCATAGCGGCTGTTGGGATATCTCAGGTGATGGTCGAGCGACTCATGCGGCTCTCTCACCGCGTCGGCGTCGTAGTAGTAGCGGGCCGACTTCGTGAGCAGGAAGACGTACTCATGGGCCTTCGTCGGGCGGTCGGTGACGGACTCCGGCATGGGGTTCGGCTTCGACCAAATGATGTCGGAGCGGAGGTACCAGCCGTCGGCTTGGAGGGCGAAGGCAACCCGCCACGGGATGCCGACGAGGTCCTTGGGCTTGAGGCCGTGCGAGACACGGGGCAAGCGGAGGCCAGCGGCCTTATTGAGCGTGCCCATCGTCGTCGCCCCGGTCCCGTTGTTGTTGCTCCGCTCGCCCGAGGCCGCGTACGAGTCCCCGAGGTTCAGCCAGAGCGTCCCGTCCTTCCGCAGCACGCGCCGGACCTCGCGGAAGACGTCGACCATGTTGGCGACGAAGGCTTCGGGCGTGGGTTCGAGGCCGAGCTGCGAGTCCTGACGGACGGCACCGCAGCCCTTCGGGCAGTTGCCGCCCTTCGCGGTGCCGTCGCGGGTCGTCCACGACGTGTTGTTCCGCCCGAGCTTGCCGTCGCTGCCGACCATGAGCCGGTCGTTGGCGCGAGAAAACAAGTGGTCGCAACCCTCATCCCCGCCGACCCACGTCGCCGTCCCGTAGTCCCGCAGGCCCCAGTAGGGCGGGCTCGTCACGACGCAATGGACGGACTCCGGTTCCATCGCGGCCATGACCTCACGGCAGTCGCCCTGGTAGACGGTGAGATGGTCGTCGCGGAAGAACGGCGTCACGCCACCCGTCCCCGCGTCCGCTCCACGAGGTAGCGTTCGACCTCGGCTGCGGTGACGAACTTGCCCCGACCGCGGACCACCGTCACGGCGAGCATCCGATCATGGACCAGCCGCCGGACCGTTCGGGCGCTGACGCGCATCCGCTCGCCGGCCTCGGCGTAGGTGAGGAGCTCGGTCACCAATTCACCGTGACCTTGACGAGTCCGCGATTGAGGGGTGCCAGCCGTGAGAAGGCGGCTGGGTAGAGGTCGATGACCCGTCCGTGTCCGCAGAGGCACCAGTCGATGAGGGTAACTGGCACCGATCTACCGTCCAATGCCACCCATACCGTGCGACCCCGCCAGTGCCCGACCCTGAGCGCAGGTCCGGCGGCGGCGTAGAGGCCGGAGGGGTAGCCTCGGGTGCAGCAGTACCACGACGCAACGCCTCGTCGAGATAGCCCGGAAGCTGGTTGTACGGACCCTCCGGCAGATCGGGATATGTGCGCGATCTGCCGGAGAACTGGGGCGTGAACTCGGCGACCTGGCCGCACCGGGCGCACGTCTGAAGGTATGACTGCCACGTCTCGGACCAGCGCAGCCCGAGCGTCCGGTGCCCCGTAATCCGGCACCGCAGAGAACGCCAGCGGCTCATCAGCATGCCGCCCCCCGGCGAGAACCGGACCCGTGATGAGCAGGACCGCCAGCAGGGCGCCGAGCGTACGCATCGAGCGTCATGCCGGCACCTTCGTCTCGGTGAGCGGCCACTGCCGTCGTTTTGCGATCCGACTAGGCAGGAAGGGTGTACAGGCCGCGCAGATGCGGTTCCCGCGGCTGCTAACTCGAGTGTTCTTCTCGTCGAACGGGTGGCCGCGCTTGCAATGAGTCTGCCGTGCATGGACGGCGGCGGGATTGATGCCGCGGAGCGTGTTCTCGCGGCCCGTGACCGGTTCGAGATGGGCCGGGTTCACGCACGATGGGTTACGGCAGAGGTGATCGAGTTGGAGCCCATCCGCGATCGGCCCGACCATCAGCTCATAAGCGACCCGGTGAGCCTTCTGGAGACCGCGCCCAGAAACATGGATGCTCCCGTATCCGAGCGAGTTCTTCGAGCCGAGCCAAGTCCAGCACCCATCTGACTTCGCGACCTTCGGCCAGAAGCGATCCGCCACAGGGACTCGAATGTAGACCCTAGCCATTGGCTCGCCTCGTCTCTGGGGTCTCGCGCAACGGCCACTGTTCCTGACGCTGCTCGACTCGCTCACGGCACTCCCGGACATCGGTGCAGGCCGGCCGGGCGTGGTACTTCTTCGGATCGTCGGCCCACTCGACGACGCGGACGCGCACCTGGGGGCCGGAGATGCCGCAGAGGATGCACTCGAGGTAGTTCATGACAGATCCACCGGGAGGCCCTGTCGACGGTAGGCTGCGGCGAGTTCGTCCGCTTCTTCTTTCGTCGTGCGCTCGCGCGCTTTAACTACCTCACTACCGTTACTACCTACCGGGGGACTAGTCCGGGAATGTATGGACTTGTCTGGACTCCGGTGTCGTTCGTGCCTCTCACGGGACGTGAAGCTCTTGTTGCCACCGATCTTCTGGTGATCCGCCAGACGTGGAATAAAGGCGCAGCCGCAGTCGAAAGCCTGGACTCGACCAGCACCCACGAGGCTCTCGGCGGCCTTGAGAACGCGACGGTCCCGGACACGTACAGACTCGTATGGACAGAGCATCGTGGCGATGCTGCTGAGGTCCCATTCGAGCCAGCCGGCGTCATCCGCGATGCACCAGAGCCCGATGTAGGTCAGGCGGGCATCGGGCGTCAGCGATCCGAGGACCGGGTCGGAGAAGAACTCGGGACGAACCTGGCGGATCCTCACCGGACGAACAGCCCGTTCCGCAGCTGCCATGCCTGGTGCAGCGGCGTCTCTCGGTGACTCATCACGGCCGAGGCGATCGCCAGCCAGTCGCCGTACGGGGCGCTGAGGTGGCCGCCACAGGCACACGGCACGACGCGGATGACCGGTGCAGGGCCGGTGGAATAACCGTGGACAAGCTCGGCCTCGGACATCGCGGAGGTGGGGCGGCGGGCGAGGACGTCGAGGGTCATCCCGTCAGCCCGAGTTCCTGCTGCGCCTGCTCGCGCAACCAGTACGCCTGCCGGCCGTCGACCCGACGGCGGCACTCGATGATGTAGCCCTCAACTCGGGCGTCGGAGACGCGGCCAGTGACGTTGACGATGGCGCAGGCCATCGTGATCTCGAGGCTGGTGCTACCAGGGTTCGCTCGCAGCCAGCGGATGAGGCGCTCGGTCTGAGTCACGCGGTGACCGTCCGGAGATACGCGCGGCATGCCTCACGATTGGCCGTGGCCCAGACATAGCCCGCCCGCATTCCCGGTTCGGTATGCCCCTCGCACAAGGCCATGAGGTGCTCGGGATCCGACTCGGCTCGGAGACCCATGCGCGGCTCGGACTTGACGTGCTCGATGCGGAGGCGGCCCCAGCAATCCATCGCGGAGCCGCCGAGACGCGGCGCCATGCAGCCGCCATCACGCTCGAAGATAGACAGGGCGAGGGCGGCGGAGACGCGGGTCACGAGACGAGTCCCAACGGCTCGCTCTCGGCTTCTCCGATGAGCTGCACGTCGGCAGGGGGTTCCATCGGCAGGAGTCCGTCAGGCGTCTGGATCCGCTCGAGGTGCAGCAATCGCCACTTGACGTCGGGCCGGGTGCCCTTGCCAGGCGTGAACTCGTCCGTCCAATGGCCCCAGACGGTCACCCGCTGGTCGATCACGGTCGACTTGATGGCGTCGAGGGCGTAGGCCAGGTCGCCTTCCGCGACGACACCGAAGGACGTCGAGCCGGCCTTGATCTTGAAGGGCAGGACCCACTCGGAGTCGGGACTCTGGCGGAGGTTGGCGTCGTAGCGGTCCTTGACGGTGAAGACGCCGATGAGGCCGCCGTCGGGCGTCTTGCTCACGTCGACCGGCGTGTTGCCGACGGTCACAACACGCGGCTCGGCAGCTCGCTTGGGCGGGATCTCGCCGTCCTGCTTGTTCTCGATCTCGTCGCGTGAGGCGATGCCCCGCTTCACCTCGAAGCCGAGGGCGGCGATGGCGCGACCCCAGGCCGACGTCTCGCACGTCTCGATCTCGCTGTTGCGGGTCACGCCGTTGCCGGGGATGCCAAGCTGGCTATAGCCGATACCCGGTCGCTCATCGCCCGGCGTCCGATAGGCGTAGGCCCGCATGACCACGCGGCTCTCGTTGAGCTCGACGATCTCGCTCTGGAGCGAGCCCTCGGGATACTTGCCGTAGAAGGCCGTCACGCGCTCGGCGACGGTGATGTAGTCCTTGAGGTCAAACGGCATCGACTGTCACCCTCTTGGCTGCCCAGATCGCGGCGAACAGCGCGCTTGTCACCGTCGGATGGGCGTCGTCGGTCCGCGCCACGAGCCCGGCCCGGTTCCACATCGCAGCCCGCCACGGCCCCGGCCTGCCCGTCGCCAGGAGGACGAGCCAGCAGCCGTCGGGGATGGCCTCCTCGATGGTGCGGAGGACGTCCGGGTGCGACTCCTGGAGGTCGTACAGCGCCCGTCGTGTCCACGGCGTGGCTCCGTGGATGTGTCCGCTCATGGTTTCCCGCGGAGCCGCCGGCGTCAGGGGGGTAACGCCGGGGCTCCGCTGACCGGAGGGATCCGAGGTCCGGTCAAGCGACAGCGCCACCCGCCTCGTCGGTGCTCGGTCGCTGTCGGGGGGACGCTCAGGCGTCCCGGTCGGCCGCGCACCCTGCCCTTGAACCGTCGCGAGCTCCCCGGAGCGGACGAGTTCGGGTTGCGCGGCCGACCGCGAGGCCGGAGCCAGCTGGACGCGATGGTGATCGGGGCCGGGGTTGCGGAGGTGGCCCAGCGTCAGGATCGAGCGGTTCAGGCGAACGATCCGCACCGGCCGGCCACAGACGCAATACAGCGTCTCCGTCACTGGAGCACGCGCTCCGCGAGGGCCATCGTCACCGCGACGATCACCAGTCCCAGCGAGATGACCGAGAGGGCGAAGGCGAACCGCGCGGCGCTCACCCGAAGATCCTCTCGGCCAGCCGCTCCAACGCCTCGTCATCGACGAGAGCGCGGAGCAGCCAGTCGAGCGCCCCGGCGGTGATGATGAAGACCATGAGGACGGCGACGACGTAGATCACGCGGCCGACTCCTGGTCGATCGCGTCGCGGATGCGGCGCTCCATCACGTCGTCGAGAGGCCGCTGGCCGATGAGGATGGCCGATAGCAGGTTCGCGGAGATGCCCGCGCGCTGCGCGACCTTGTACTGCCGCAACCCGGCAACCTGGATGGCAACGCGAAGGGCGACGTGCCGGGGAAGAGACGAGAGGTCGAGGTACTGGCTATTTCTTGCCGTCACATGTACAACGTACCGACCGTCGTGCTAAGTTGTCAAGGGGGGAAGTTGTACACGAGCACAGTGATGTCACCGCGACCACGCTTGGCCGTGATGACGATCACCGACGAGGCGCAGCAACGAACACGTCGCGGCTACTGGCTGCGATTGGCTCGGCGCCGCGCCGGGCTGACGCTCAAGGAGGTCGCGCAGGCGATGGGCTACTCGCTCCGCTCCCAGACGACGATCAAGCTCTGGGAGGACGGCCGGCGCGATCCGAGCGACGTGCAGCTCGTGAAGCTCGCGGGCGTCTATGGCGCGCCGCCGGAGCTGTTCTTCAGCCCGGCGCAGACCGACGAGGAACGATTCGATCAGTGGGTGCGCGAAGCGCTCGCGTCATCCAACCGGTCAAAGCGGGACAGCCGCGCCGGGTAAATGAAAGAAGCCCCGCCCGAAGGCGGGGCGGGGAGGCGATATGCCAATCATCGTCATCTGGCTCGTGCTGGCGGTCATCGCCGGCGCGGTCGCGAGCTCCAAGGGCCGATCGTTCATCGGCTGGTTCCTGTTCGCCGTGTTCCTTTCGCCGCTGATCGGGCTGATCGCGGTGGCTCTGCTGGCGAGCAAAAACCCGGTGCCAGTGCAGGTCATTGGCGGGACCTATCCGACCGATGCCGCATCCTCGCTCAAGTCGCTGGGCGTCCTCCGCGACGGCGGCGTTATCACGCCCGAGGAGTACGAGGCGAAGCGGGCGGAGGTCATTGCTCGGGTGTAGGCGGATCCTGGAGCAGCAGCTCGCCGGTCGTATCGTCGAAGCCTGTCACGTCCCCGAGGGTGAGCCCCTTCGCTAGGACGACGCCCGCGAGGAAGTCGACAAGCTGTTGCTCGGCTCGCTCGCGGGCCTTGTAGCGGGCAGCAAGCTCGCTGACCGCGGCCTTGGGCAGCCGGACGCGCCTCTCGCTCATCTATGCCCCGATGAGTCCGTGCGTGATGAGGTCCTGCTCGAGCGCCATGACGACGCCGGCGAGCGTCGCAAGCGTCACGCCCGAGGTCGTGAAGGTCGCGCGCGATGGCGTGCCGGTGGCGACCGTCCAGCCCGTTTGCCGGGTGGTGACGACCTGCGTCCCGGCAACCGCATAGGAGTCGCCAGCGGCGAGGGAGAGGATGTTGGCAGCCGTCCGCGACAGGACAACGTCGACAGCACCGCTGCCCGCCCCCCAGCTCATCGCTCCGTCGGCGCCCATCGTCCAGCGCTGCACGGCGTCGCCGGTGACGAGGCTGTCGTAGGTCAACGAGCCAGCAACCGCAGCCGAAGCGCGGACGCGCGTCTCGGTGAAGCGCATGATCGCGGTCGCGGCCCGTTCAAGGACGCTGTCGACGGCGCCGGCTCCGGAGCCCCAACTCATCTTGCCGTCGGCGCCCATCGTCCAGCGTTGGACAGCGTCGCCTGTGACGAGCGTGTCATAGGTCAGGGTCGCCGCTGATGCCCCGGTCGCGCGAAGGCGGGTTTCGAGGGCACCCCAGATGCCGACTCCGATCCGCTGGACGGTGACATCGGCGACGCTGGCGCCGTTGCCCAGCAGGATCCGGCCATCGGCGCCGACGATGATCCGCTGCTGGGTATCACCCGTCACGGCTCCGCGGAGGACATGGTCGCCTGCGGTCGGGCGGATGATCGAGAGGTAGGTCGCCGTTCCCGTATCCGCTGTCGTCGAGCCCGTGATCAGGTCCAGCGACCCCTTGAGGAAGAGGGCGTGATCGCGGACCTCCGCGTTCATCTGGGCGGCCGTCAGGACCGAGGCGGCCGTGAAGGTGATCGGGGCGGTCCACGTGCTCATCGCATCACTTGTCGAATGAACAGGAGTTGTAGACGACCGTACCGCCGTCCGTCACGGCTGTGCTCGTCGTGCTCGTCGCGGTGACGCTGGTCATCGTGATCTGCGGCCCCGGCGTCTGGTGGAAGCTGCGGTTGCGGAAGGAGTTGGTGACCGTCCCGCCGTTGATGACGTAGTCGGTCCCGTTGCCCCAGATCAGGTAGGCGACATTGAAGGCGCCGGTGCTGCCCATGACCCAGCCGCTGACTGAGACGTGATCCGGACCAGGGGCGGGCGACGGGTCGCCCTGGTAGGACTGGAAGCCGCCGACATTGCTGGCGCCGGGGCTGAAGTTCCAGTCGTCGAAGGTCAGGTACTGGTTGCGAACGCCGCGAGCATTGCTGACGTAGACGCCCCACTCCGAGAAGGTGCCGGGGCCGGTGATCGAGCGGACGTCGACATGGCTGAAGCCGAAGTGGTGGGCCTCGTAGGGATGGACGAGGCCGGTCTGGCTGATCGACCAGTTCTGGAACTTGAACCGGCCGGCCGAGCCGTCGAAGTTGATGTAGCGGCACGTCGAGACGAAGCCGATGAGGAAGATCTCGTTGATGTTCGTCCCGAGCCCCGTGCCGTCGAAGATCACCGTGGCACCAGCCGCGGGCTTGACCGTCAGCGGTCGGGCCGTGCGGTCCTTGTCGAGACGAATGCCCTTCCAGGCGTACGTGCCGGCCGCGAGCTCGATGACGTCAATCGTCATGTCGTTGACCGCCGCGACGAAGTCGGCCGCGGTGTTCGCGTTCGTGAGGTGCGTTGTGACCCCCGCCGGCGGCGGGTTCACGGGGATGATCGGGTTCGGCTGCGGCACCTCGGTCAGGTTGATCGATCGCGTGCCCCAGCCGAGCAACGGCGTGCCGTCGATGCTGATGCGCCCGAGAACGCGCTCCAGCTCCGCCACCCGATCAACGGTCAGGTTGATCGGGTCCGTGTCCGGGCCGAGCAGCGGCGTGCCGTCGACATTGACGCGCCCCAGCGTCCGCTCGAGCTCGGTGATCCGGTTCTCATCGACGGTTGTCGTCGTGCTGGTCGCGCCCGACTTGGGCCGCTGCTCGAAGTTGAGCGTCACCGTTTGTCTCCCTATGTCCCGAGGAGGGCGGCGCCGTTGAGGGCGCTGGTGTCGAGGATGAACAGGCCCGTCACGACGGTCGAGCGCGGCTCGATCCCAAACGTCGTGTCCCACTGCGCGGCGGCCGTGCTGACGTGGTAGTCGATGCGGTTGACGATGCCGGTGATTGCTGCGGCCTGGACGCGCCGGACGTTGACCGAGATCGAATCGCCGAGGGACCGAGCCACCGCAGTCGGGAAGATGTTGGTGACCGTGGGGCTGGTCCGCGGGATCGTCCCCGGATAGCGCTCGACCAGTCGTTGGGCGAGGCTGCCCGCGATCGGCGTGGACGAGATGAAGTCGGCGCTGACCGTATTGCCGACGAACGTCCCGAGGGTGCTCGTCGTCGTATAGGTCGCCGAAGCCGGGACGGCGGTCTGGACGGTGCCGAAGACGCTGAGCTCCGTGACAAGGGCGTCGGATCCGCCCGCGGTGATGACGATCTTGGCCGAGTGGTTGAAGGCCGTCATGACCACGCTCGGCGAGCCGGTGGCGGTATAGCCGACGACGGCTCCCGTGGTCCCATCGGCGAAGCTCGCCCAATAGGTCGCGCTGGTTCCCGCCGGGAGGCTGATCGGGACCTCGGTCGACTCCCAGATCGTGCCCGGCACGTCCGGTTGGCGGAGCGAGTAGTCGACGCGCTGCACCGTCCGGATGTCGTCGGGCAGCCAATCCAGCTGCGCCCCGGTGATGGTGTCGTCGATCGTATCGGCGAGCGCCTGGGTGAGCATCTGGTAGTCGGTCTTGGTGACGTACTGGAACAGGACCGACGGGCTAGGGTCGTAGTCGACGTAGCCGAGCGACTCGGTCGATTGGTCAACCGAGGCAAGGAGCGAGACGGCGTCGGCCTCGTCGGCGCCCGTCAGCGGCTTGTTGGCCTCGTAGTCCATGACCGAGAGCGACCGCCGCCCGGCAGGCTCGCCGATGGCATCGAGGATGGCGCCGCGGAACTCGGAGATGGAGCGCGTCAGAGAGGAGGCGATACTGATCGAGTTGAACGTCGCCCAGCCCGCCACCGGATCCTCGCAGAAGAGCGAGACGAACTTGTCAACGACGTTCGGGCTGACACGCTTGACCGTGCCATAGAAGAGGCCGTAGGGGATGCCCGCGTAGGAGGCGCGGGCGTAGACGACCCGCCCGATCTGGAGCTCGAACGGCAGCACGCCGTCGGTGTAGATGAGGTCGTCGTTCTTGACGTTGAGGGTCATCGTGCCCCGCGCCGGGCCGCCCTCGAAGTTCGCGCCGAGGCTGGCGTTGAGGTCGTCGATGCGCGAGGTCAGGTCGTCGGCGACGGCATAGACCTCGGCGTCATCAATGTCGACGGTCATGATGGCCGCCGAGTTCGTGTAGACGTTGACCTGGATGTCAGTCCGGTTGCCGGTCGGCGTGAAGTCGACGGAGTAGGCGGCCCACGACGCTGTGACCGTGAAGGTGCTCACCGCCCGGTCGCCGACGGTCCCGAGCGAACCGATGCGGATGCCACAGGTCGTCGCGCCCGAGATCGACTTCAGGTAGACGCGGAAGCGGTAGGCGACACCCGACGAGAAGCTCGAGGACATGACGAACTTGACGCCGGAGCCATTGGTGGCGGTCGTGACCAGCCGGCCAACTGCGGCGCCCATATACGGCGCGGACACCGTCCGGGTGATGGATGTCGCGGCTGCCTGGATGCCAGCCGCCACCGACCAGCCCGAGGTGTCCGTCTCGAAGCCGTCATTGGCGAGGCGGGTGAGGCCGAGCTGGTCGAAGTTGACCCGGACGTCGAGGAGCGGGACGGCCATCAGGAAAGGATCGACTGGCGCCGCAGCTCGCGGACTAGCTCGGGTACGACGGTCTGCGAGAACCGCTGCTGGTCGGCGGTTGAGCTGACGAGCGGCGCATAGGTCATGTTGACGACGACGCTACCGCCCGAGCCGCCTGAACTACCACCGCCGGTGCCCGGCAGGACGAAGCCGCCGCTGCTGCCCATGACGAGCGTCTCCCGGCCATGTTCGCCGACGGTGTAGGTGTTGCCCGCGGTGACAGGTCCGCCCGTGGCTCGTGGGATCGGCTGGCCTGGATGGGCGATGGCGTATTGCAGGGCAATCGCCGCGTCCTTGATCCGGCTTTCCGCGGTCGTGGCCCGGTCGCGCAACTTGATGAGGAGGGCGATCTCATCAAGGATCACGGCGCGCTCGGCTCCGTGCGCCTTCCCTAGTCGCGTGAACAGGCTGCTCATCGCCTTCGCGACGCCCGACGCTCCCTTCGCGCCAGCCGCCGCGAGGTCGAGGAGATAGCTCTCCTGGTCCTTCCCGAGCTGGTGGAGGGCCTCCCGCGCGTCCTTCTTCTGGGCCGCAGTCGCAGTCTTCGAGGCGAGGATGCGCTCGTTCTTGGCGATGTCGGCGTTGGTCGCGAGGAGCTTGTCGTTGGTGATAATCGGGTCGTAGTAGCCATCGATCAGCGCCTGCGCGTCAGCCTTGAGGCCCCTGACCATGTCCTCGGATGATTGCTTGACCCCATCGAGAGCGCCGGCCGTGGTGTCCGCCGCATCGCCGACATCGCCGAGCGCTTTGGCGTTACTGGCAGCGGCCTCGCTGCCGGTGTCGAAGGACTTCGCTGCATCGTACTGGGCCTTCGTATAGCCCGTCAGCGGATCAATGCCCTGCTGGATCTCGTAGTTGATCTCGGTGACGGACTTGCCCGTCAGCTGCACGGCTTCGGCGAGATTGATCTGCTTCTTCGTCCAGTCGCCCGTCATGGCCGTCGCATCTCGGAACGGCTTGCCGAGTGCGTCCATGACGACCATGAGGCCGTTGAGTGCATCCACGACGAGCGGCAGGATGACCCCGCCGAACTGCTCCATCGCCTCGCCGATGCGGACCTGGGCGGCGAGGAGCTTGCCACCGGCCGTGTTGGCATATGCCTCGGCCTGTCCCGATGCCACCTTCTCGACAGCGGCCAGTGCCTCGGTTGCCGTAGCGTTCTTCGGCAGCTGGATGCCGAGCGCCTTCAGCGCTCGGTACTGGCCGCCCTCGACCTTGATCAGCGCGTTCGACGCATCCTGCAGCGAGATGCCCTTGAACCGCGCGAGGTCCATCGCGACGTTCTGGATCTCCTGGGCCTTGGCGACGTCGTGGGTCGCACCGACCAGCAGCGCGAGGCTGTTGCGGAGATCGTCGTCCATGAAGCCCAAGCGCTGGGCCGACAGGATGTTCTTCTCGATGGCGTCGGTGTTGCCGGCGAAGCCCGGGATATTCGCCTTGAGCGAGGCGCCGAGCCTCTTCTGGCTCTCCTCGTCCTGCATCGCCGCCTTGATGGCGTCGCCGAGGAAGCCGACTGCCCCGGCCGCGGCGTCCTCGATAAGACCGAACCCGACCGCGACGGCCTTGGCGCCGACGTTGCCGAAGAGGCTGGCCGCACTGCCCTTGCCGCCGAGCCGGTCGAAGTTGTCTGCGATCTTGGCCAGGGAGCCGCTGACCTTGTCGTCGAGCGTCGCCTTGAACTTGATCTCGTTGCTCACTGGAGGCCCTTCAGCAGCTCGGCCTGGTTGACGGCCCGCGAGGAGCGCAAGCGTGCCGTCGTCCGCCGCATGGCATGGGTCTGCGCCTCAACGCGCGAGGCGGCGGCCATGAGGCTGATGCCCTGCGCCCCGCTGAATTCGCGGTTGCTGACCGACACGGTCGCGGTGACCTGCCAGCGCTTGGCTGACAGGCTTGAGGTCCGGCCCTTGACGTGATCGGAGACCCGATCGCCGAGGGCGCGGATCGGCTCCCGCCGGTTCTCGCCGACTCGCATCCTGGCCCTTGCGTCGGCCTCACCCTCGCGGGCAAGCGCGTCCATCATCACCCGGACGTTCTGGCGAAACGTCTTCTTCGGGTCCTTGGTGAAGAACGGCCCCTTCAGGCTGATCTCCGACTTGAACACTGCCATCAGGACTCCGTCATCGGCTTCGCGTTGCGGATCTGCTGGACCAGCGCCAGGAGCAGGGCATCGGTCGCATCGAGCTCGGCCGGCGACCAGCGGCCATCGGTCGCGAGGAGCAGGGCGTCCTTGAATGTCTCGGGGTCGGGCAGGCTCCTTACCTCGGTCTCCCCGACTCGCTGGCCCATGACCAGCCGCCCGATGAGCTTCGCGTAGGCCTGGTTGGGGACGGTCGCCCCGAGCCATGCATCGCTGCTCTTCTCGAAGAGCTCGTCGATGATGTCATCGGGCGCCCGCTCGATGGCGTCTGGGTCAGCGATGGGGATCGCCACACCATCGGGGTCGAGGACGTGCCACTCACGGACGAAGGCCCGGACGATCGTCGTCTGCCAGTCGAAGGCGAGGCCGGGATCGGATCGCGAGCGGGCTGCCGCGACCTTGATCTCCTTGTCGGTGCCGTGGTTGATCCGTTCGCGGAGATCGGCCCACTGGCCGTCGCGCAGCTCGACGCGCATGGTCGCTCCCAAGGTGAGGGGGCCGGGCGGCCTTGGGTCCGCCCGGCCCCATGAGGGTTAGGTGATCGCGGCCGTGGCGTTGGTGATGGTGATGGAGGTCGAGCTCGTGCTCGTGGTGTCATAGACGGGCTCGAGCGTCAGGACCTCGGTCACGATGTCGTTGACCTGGTTCCAGTCGCGCGCGGTGTAGACGCCGTACATGTCCTGCTGGACGATGTAGTTCGTGCTGCCGAGGGCCGCGCCGGTCGTCAGGACGCGGACCTTGCGGATCGTCTTCGCCTGGTAGGCCGAGAACTCGGTCGCGACGTTGTACTGGCGGGTGATCTGCGCCGTCCAGGTTCGGTGCTGGGGCCGGTAGACGGCCTGCGCCGCAAGCGTGCCGTCGAGGGCGTAGAACGGGACCGGGTTGAGGTTGAGCGTGAAGTCGACCGCGGTGACGGCGCTGTCGGCCGTGGTCCCGATCGTCGTCGTGTCGATCTTGACGACGGTGTTGTTGCAGGACACCGGCACCGTCGTCCGGTCCGAGAGGGCGCCGGTGAACGCCGTGATCTGGGTCAGCGCCTTGGCATAGAGATAGGTCGCGTCGAAGGTCAGCGCCCCATCGGCGTTCTTCTCGTAGTGGAGGTTGAGCGTCTGGCCCATGCCGTAGGCGAGCGAGATGCCGGGCGAGGTGGCGATGGCCGCCGAGTCGCCGAGCTGGAGGCAGTGCGTCTTCACGTCATCTGACGTGTTCGTCGGGACGAACGCCCAGAGCTTGTCTGCGCCGGCGCCCGTCCCCGACGCGACCGCCTTGTAGAACCCGTTGCAATGCCAGATGAGGTCGTCGTAGGACGCTCGACCCGTCATCTGGACAGTCGTCGTCTCGGGACCGGCCGCCGCCTGGAAGAAACCCTCGTAGCTGGCACGAAGCTCCTCGGGCCGGATCGTCTGGACGTTGTAGGTCGGGTTGAACGCCTCCGCGTAGATGATCCGGGTCGGCGTGATCGCCGTTCCTCGCGTCACCTCGAGCGCCGCGCGCGCCGAAGTGAAGACCGTCATCGGCACGCCCATCGGTTATGCCTCCTGTGAATCAGAAGAGCCGACCTGTTCGGTCGGCTCTGGGGTGGTCTTGGGCGTCCGCGCCCTTGGCGATGGTTTGGGCTTCGCTTTCACCGTGAACGCGCCCGACTCGACGCAACGCGGGTCGGTGCACTCGTGCTCGACCGCCGGAACGTCGTTGAGCCAGCGGCCCTCGACGGGGACGACGGTTCGACTCATGGCGCGACTCCTGTGGCAAGTTCCCAGATCTGGACGTGGACCATGAGCTCGACAACGTCGAACGGATCGCCGCCGGGCGTGTTGAGCGGGCTGGCGTAGTTCTGGCCGTCCGGCTCGATCCGCATCTCGGTCGGCAGGGCCTGGGTCACGCCGGCGATGCCGAGGGTGAAGCCCTGCTCCATGATCGGGCGGAGGGCCGTGGCCCATGCGTACAGCCATTGGGTCCGCTCGGGCATGTTGATCGGGTCTCGCAGCAGCCGCACCGGGAAGTCGAGGTCGTCATTGTGGTGAGCGATGTTCAGCGACAGGGGTCCGGTCGGCGGATAGACCAGCAGCGCCAGCCCGGCCACCTGGTTCGGCAGGTCGGCCGTGGCCGTGGCCGACTCGGTCGCGCTGCCGTTGGTCGCGGTGACGGTGCCGAAGCGCGCGGCGATTCCGTCGGCGATCGTCTTATAGTTCATCCGACGAGCGGGATGCGATACATGTCGAGCGTCACCCGATCGGCCCCACTCATGTCAGGCAGCAGGATCTCGGTGCCGTTGGGGCCGATCGCCACGGCCGCGCCGCCGCCGCCCTTGCCGAGGTAGCGCCGCGAGACGGCCCGGACGGCGACGCCCTGGATGTCGGCCGGGACCGATGCGAAGCCGAAGCCGCCCGTGACCTGGACGGTGTTGTAGCCGGGGTAGAAGAAGCTCGCGCCACCGGTCGGGTAGGGCGTGACCTCCAGCCGCGTCGCCGGTCCGTCGGCGTTGGGCTTGGGCCGCAGCAGGAAGTCGGCCACGGTGCCCGAGGCGTAGGTGCCGCTGACCTCAGGCTGGCTGACCGTCGCGATGCCGATGCTGGTGAGCCGCCGGATGCCGGTCAGGCGACCGCCCTGCTCCAGCGTCAGCTGGCGCCGCGCCCAATAGCCATACGGTTGCCACGGGACGTCGAAGAGGAGCGTCGTGTCGCTCGCGGGGTTCGTCGGGCGAGGCGCGATCCACTGCCCGAGGAGATGCTCGATCGCGACCGACACCTGCTTGATCTTCTCGAGGATCAGCTCGTCGTCGGTGGTCGAGGTGAGGCCAAGCTCCTGCTTGACGTCATAGATCGAGCAGAGCTGGCCCGACGTCTCGTCGCCGACCTGGAACGGATCCGACCAGTCCGAGAGCCGGGTGGCGCCGGCATTCTCGAACCTTGACCGATACCAGGTCGAGACGATGCCGTTGGGGTCGTAGCCGGTGTACGCCCGGACGGCCGTCACGACGGGGATGGTCGGCGTCCCGCCAGTGCCCGAGACATCGGCGAACGAGCCCGTCGCCGTGGCGGCCCACTGGACGCGGATCAGCGCGCCCGCCGCATAGGCGCCGGCGTTCAGGATCTCGTCCGGGTTCTCGACCGTGACCTTGAGGACGTTCGGCACCGACGCTACCTCTGTGGCTTAGGATTGCTGCCCGAGCCGCCCGGTGACGAGGAGGAGGCGCCGCCGGGCGGCGGGCCAAGGATGTTGGCGATGGCGTTGGCGACCGCGCTGACTGCCGAGGCGATGGCCGGCGGCAGGCCGCCAACGATCGTGGCCGTGAAGTTGAGATCTCGGACCAGGGTGCCGACGAACGATAGGGTCGCCACCAATGCGCGGAAGGTCTGGCGGCCAACCGTCCCGATGAACGAGAGCGTCGAGGCGAGCACCGCCGCGATCCGGCGGACCACCGTCCCCGAGAAGGAGAGCGTCGCGGCGAGCGCCTTGCCGGTCCGCTTGCTGAATGCACCAGCGAAGGACAGAGTTGCCGTCAGTGCCTTGATGATGAGATGGATGCCCTGGAGATTCCCGACGAATGACAGGGTCGCGGTGAAGGCGCGTCGGACGTTCCGGTTGACGTCTCCGACGAAGGAGAGCGTCGCCGTCAGGACGTAACTCGTCCGGCGGCTGAGGGCCCCCACGAAGGCGAGCGTGCCCGCGAGCGCCTGCTGGTAGGTCTGCGGACCGCCGACCTTGGCAGCTGCGAACCCTCCGACGAAGCTCAGGACGCCAGCCAGCGTCTTGCCGGTCCGCTTGGTGAGGCTCCCCACGAAGGACAGCGTCGCCGTGAGAACGTGGGCGACAGCCCGCGTCAATGCCCCGACGAACGACAGGGTGGCGGTGAAGCCGCGCGCCGTCTGCCTGGCGAGGGCCCCGATGAAGGACAGCGTCGCCGTGAACGCCCGTGCGGTTCGCTTGGCAAGCGCTCCCGTGAACGAGAGGGTGCCCGTCAGGACGTGGGCGATAGCCCGGTTGAGGTTGCCGACGAATGACAGCGTCCCGGCGAGGACGTGACTCGTCAGCCTCGTCTGCGAACCGACGAATGAGAGCGTGCCCGTCAGCGCCCGCGTGAACGACTTGACGGTGCCGAACCCGCCGACGAAGGAGAGCGTCGCGGTCAGGCCGCGGCTGGTCTGCTTGACGAGGCTACCGGCGAAACTGAGCGTGCCGGTCAGACCGCGGCTGACCCGACGATTGAGCGATCCGACGAACGAGAGCGTCGCGGCCCATGGCCGGAGCGTCTGCTTGACGAGGTTGCCCGCGAAGGACAGCGTCCCGGTCAGGGCCTTGATGACGAGGTGCGTCGCCTGAAACGCACCGACGAACGAGAGCGTGGCGGCCAAAGCCCGCGCCGTCAGCTTGGTCAGGAGCCCGACGAAGCTCAGGGTCGCCGTGAGGACATGCGCGATGCGCCGGCTCTGCGCTCCGATGAACGAGAGGGTGCCCGTCAGGACGTGGGCGATGAACCTGACCAGGAGCCCGACGAAGGCGAGCGTCGCCGACAGGCCGCGCCGCGTCTGCTTGGCAGCCGCACCGACGAAGGAGAGCGTCGCTGCCGCCAGGGGATAGGTCGTGAGCTTGGTCTGCGTGCCCGCAAAGGACAACGTCCCGGCGAGGTTCGACTGATACGTCTGCGGCCCGGTCGCGGCGACCGGGATCGGCCTCCGGTTGGCGCTGCCGAAGATCCGCCGCCGGGAGAAGGTCGCCATTGGACCCTCCTAGCGGATCAGGCTTCGGACCAGATGGCGTAGATGTAGGCGTTGACCGTGGCCGCGAAGGTCACCCGGACGCGGGTGAGCTTCACCGGCGGGACGACGAACTCGCGCCCGAGGGGCCACTGCTTGACATAGCCGGTCGTCGGGCTGATGTGCTGGAGGTCACCGAGGCGGTAGGCGGCCACGGTGCCTTCGGTCACGGCGGCGGTGGCGAAGCCCGTGTGCGTGGTACCGCCGAAGACGATCGCCGAGACCGCGGTCGTGTCGAGCGGCTGGCTCCAGTTGGTCACGTCCGTCGAGGCCGAGGCGGTGCTCATCGTGGCGGCACCCGTGCAGCCGAAGAACTCGATCTCGCCAGGGACCGCGGTGGCCGAGGTGCCGTCGAAGCTGATCCCCCATTCGACGTAGTTCATCGCGTCCGTTGCCGGGGCCTCGATCTGGAGCATCGTCCGGATCGCCGCGCCAGTCGGCTGGTGAACCGGGGCAGCGGTCGTCGCGACGGTGCTGTTGGCGATCGCGTAGAGGTGCTCGGCCGCCCCGAGGACGCTCCGGATCGGCCGGCCCTTGCGGTCATAGCCGACGATGTGACCCATGCCCATCTCGCGCCAGCGCCGGTGCTGTGCCCGCTCGAGGCGATCCTCGAGGAAGTCTGCTGATCCCACGAGGCTCTCCTAGAGGGTCGAACGGTTGACGGCCTGTCGGGCTTGCAGTGCCGGGCGCGGGTTGCCGGCAACGACCGCGGCGGGTGTCCAGGCTACGTACATTCCCATGAAGTCCACGCACGCCAGTCGTGTCTCACTGATACGGGAGGTCCGGATCGTGGGGCTCGTGCCGAGCGTGACCGACGGGCTCGTCGTCAGCGTCCCGACCGTCATGGCCCAAAGCCCCACCTCGGCACCGTGGGCCCCGAGATCAGCGCCCGCCGTCACCGACACGCCCGCGACGGTGGGATTGGTGAGAGCCCCCACATTCTGGAGGTTCTTGGTGCCCGTCACGATGTCCTCACCTGTCGAAACGAAGGACTGAACGGCGAGGACGGTGTCAGATGCCCCGACACCAAGGGTCGTATACGTCGAAAGGTTCGCCAGATAGTTGTCGGTGACGCTGGCGGTGAAGTGCATCCCCTTCTTGGGGTTCGCCGCCTCGTTGGCCGAGGCGACACCGGCCGGAGGTGTGTTGCTGACGCATTGCCAGATGTTCGTCGTGACGCCGTTGTTGTCCGTGACCCCGGTCACGGTGTTGTCGCTGATCGGCAACGCGAGATTGACGTTGGACGCGGCGAGGAACCCGGCTCCGTCGATGATGATGTCATCGAAGTACGCATCGGCAGCCGATGCTTCCGCTCCGCTGAAGCCAAGTTGCGTGTTGCCGGCAGCCACGGTCGCCGTGATGCCCTGGTCCACCCCGTCGATCTGGAGCAGTGGAGTCGTCGTTCCGACACTGCTGCGATAGCCGATCCAGTACCACTGGCCGGTGACGAGCGTGGTCGTAGAGACGCCCCGCGAGGTGGTGGTATCGAAGACCTCGATCGTGCCGGTCGAGTTCAGTTTCAGGGTGGAACCGGAACTGTTGCCTGCGATGACTCGCGCGACGGAGGGCATCGTCGCGACAAACAGACCGAAGTGGCTGAAACCCGTCCCCCCACCACCGATAAGGCTGAATGATGCCGAACCGCCTGAAGCAGGATTGCAGCGGATGGACGCTGCCCCGGTTCGATGTTGCGTGGTGCTGCTCACCGCACCACTGACCGTGACGTTGTCAGCAGCAGCAGCATCCCTGCCCTCGCAGCCGGTCATGAACGTCACGGCCATCGGCTAGACCACGGACGCCCAGCAGGCAGAGGCCGCGGACGCCTTGTACGGGATCGGGTAGACCTCGGACATGAGCATTCGGGACCCGGTCGCGGCGTCGGCAGGCAGGGTGAAGGTCACCGTGGCCGAGCCGTCCGCGTCCGTCGTGACAGTCGTGTCACGCGATCCGTAGTAGTCCATGAACCCGATCTCGGAGTTGGGCTTGTAGCCCGACGCCGTGACGGTGTAGGTCGATCCAGTCGCGACCGGATCGGGACTGATCGAGCAGGATTTCGCTTGAGCCATTGCGGCCTCCGGGAAGAGCAGGAGCGCGGTCAGGACGAGGATCGAGGCGAGGGTCTTCATGTCAGCCGTTCGAGGCGATCGTGAGCGTGTACGTGAACTGGATCGAGTCGAGGTTCACGACGTTGATCGCCGAAAAGACCTTGTGGTCCCACATGACCGGCCGGAGCGTGTACGCCTCGGTCGCGCCGGGGGTCGAGCCGACGACGCCGGTCGAGGTGACCATCCAGCCGATCGCCGCCGAGAAGGACAGCGTCAGGACGGAGGTGCTGTTCGAGGTGATCAGCCCGTAGCGCGGAGTCGTCGTCGTCAGGACGACGTGCTGGCTCTCACCCTGGACCGACGTGCTCGAGGCCGTCAGCGGCGTGGCCGTGACGGTCGCGGTGTTGGCCGATGTGCCGGTGAACGGCGTGCCGGTCGTCCGTGACAGGGTCGTGTCGTTGAAGATGCCCCACTCGGTCACGGCCTCGCCGCCGGTGTAGGCGATCGTCGCCACGCTTACCCACTTCTGGGTCGTGGCCGCCTGGTCGTGGGTGAAGACCTGCGTGCCCGCGACCGGCGTCTGGCCGCCGAAGCCCGAGGGCGTCTGGAGGATGACGTCGGTGAACGCGGCAGCCGTGACACCCGTCCCCGAGGCGTGGTACTTCAGGAGCTTGAACAGGTTGGTGACGATTGACGTCTGCGGCCACTGGCTGTCGCCGGCGAGGGCGAGGACGCCGATGTTCGTCGTCAGGCCCGAGCCGAGGTCGTAGCCGTCGGGCGTCATCTCGGCGAGCTTGTCGTCGATGACGTGGCCGTGACGGTCGAGGTGCTTGGCGAAGAGGCGGGTGCCGAAGAGCTGGCGGGCGCTGATGCCCGCGTCCTCGCCCTTCGGCAGGTAGGCAAGGCGGCCCCCGACGATCGGGATCTTGACCGCGCGGAGACCACTCATGAACGGATCCTCCGAAGGACGGCTGCAATGGCGTCGGCGAACCGTTGCCGGCGGGTGGGATGCGCGCGGATGACCCGCGCGGCCAAGGTGCCGCGCATCCCCAGCCGGCCCGGTGTCATACGGCGTAACTCGAGGGGCCGGTGCCGGTGTGGATGACGGTGACGTCATTGGTGCTGGTGGTCAGAACCTTGAGGTGGCCGCCGAAGTCCACGTTGAGGAGGTAGAAGGTGCCGGCCGCCTGTGAGGCAGGGACGGTGATGATGGTCCGGCTCGCGTCGGCCACGCTGAACGCCGTGGCGACGAGGTTGTTGACGAGGACGCCCGCAAGCGTCCCCTGGCCGGCGGCGGCGACGTTGCCCGCGGCGCAGCCGCAGATGATCGTGTCGGCGGTGCTGACCGCGACCCAGCCGATCGAGGTCAGGCTGGTGACCGTCCGGTAGACCTTGGTGCTGGTGACCGTCGAGTCGGCGACCGGCGTGATCGTCTCGGACTGGGCGGCACCCCGGATGTCCGTCCCCACGAGGGTCATCGTGCCGAGGGTGTCGGTCCCGGCGACGGTGGTGTGAGCGACGGTCACGAGACAGCCGCCCGACCAGACCGGCGAGGCATTGGCGATGGTGTACGGCGTCAGGCTCATGTTCGTGCTGACGACGAAGCGGTTGGTCACGGCCGCCGTGCTGGCGGCGGTGTTGGTGAAGGTGTTGCCCATCAGCGCTTCTCCCCGGGCGCCGCCGTGGCCTGCTCGACCTTGGCCGCCTCGGGCTTCGACGCCTTCTCGGGCTTCGGCGCCGCACGGTGCTTGAACTCGACCTCGCCGAAGTGCTCGGGCGCTCGCTTGTAGGCAGGGTCGTCGCCATCCACGAGCTCGCCGGCGTGGTATTCGTGGTCGCTGTCCCCGATGGTGATGACGAAGCTCGTCTTCACCATGTAGATGTCGTCCTTCGCCATGCGATCTCCTCGGGGTGAGTGAGGGGCGGCGGGCTTGGGCGCCGCCCCTCTGGTGACTACAGGAAGCGAAGGGTCCGGCCGGCATCCACGTTGAGTGGCTTGGCCGTGTTGCGGTACAGGAAGTAGAGCGCCTGCTGGCCGGTCACGAGGTTGCCCTGGCCGGAGCCGAAGATGAACGGGATGAACTGGACGGAGAGGCCGACGCGATCGACGATCACGTACTGGTTCGGGTTGAGGAGCGTCCCGGCGGTGATGGTGGTCGTGGTTGCCGTCGGCAGCGACGGCGACTCGTTGACCGGGTAGCCCAAGAGGCTCAGGCCGGTGTTGCCCTGGGTCGAGATGTCGATCTTGCCGACGGACGGGAAGTAGATCGACCCGCCGAAGAGCTGGCCGCCCGTGGTCTCCAACGCCTGGAACTTGCGGATGTTGGTGCGGTTCATGAACCACTGGGCGTTGAACCGATGACGGACCGGGAGGGCCGCCTCGGTCGCGATGGCATCGGCCGCCGCGAGGACGCCGGAACCGGCGCCCGCGACCGCGGTGTAGGCGCCCGAGGTGCCGGACGCCGGGCCGACGCCGATCGGTGCGGTGGCCGGGCCGATGGCCCCGCCGACGCCCGTGGCGAAGGCAGTCTCTTCCTCGTTGTCCTTGGCCTCCTGGATGAGGCCGCCGAGCTCGCCGCCGAGGTCCGGCCGGTCCTGGAACTCCTCGAAGGAGGCCGTGATCTGGCCCTGGACGCGGGTCACGATGTACTGGGGCTGGGCGAACGTCGGACCCTGCTCGATGGCCGCTGCGGCCTCGGTCGTCCGGGTCGCGACGACCGCGGTGGCGGTCACGGCGTTCCAGGTGTCGGTGCCGACGATGTCGACGACCCGGCAGGTGGCCCGGTACGGGTTCACCGCGCCGCCATGGACGCCGATGGCGATGATCGTCGGGTCGAAGGCGAACGGGACGGTGAAACCGCCGGTGGCATCCACGCCAACGGCGAGGGCCGTACCGCGCTGCTCCTCGGGCGTGAAGCCCCAGGTCTCGCCGCGGCTGGTGATGAACTTGTGGAAGGCCCGCTCGTAGGCCGGCGCACTGGTGAACTTGATCCGGCGGGCGAGCTCCTTGTCGGGCGAATCATGGTGGTCGAGGAGGTCGGCGATCCGGTCCCGGCTCCGCTGCGAGTCGGCAAGCTTCGTCGGGAAGGTGATCTTCTCGATGATCCGCATGGCGTCGTCGCGGTACTCGGCCATCCGGCCCTCGAACGAGGCGGACCTCGTCTCGGGGCTGTGGAGCTCGGCCTCGGACTTGCGGTTGACCTGGTTGCGGTCGACGGGCGGCTCGTAGGTCCGCTCGACGCCCCCGGGCTGCCGCTCGGGCACGGCGATGAGCCGCTTCTGGCGCGACTCCCACGCCTCGAGGTCCTTGCCCAGCCGGTCGCGCTCCTCGGCGTCGGTGTCCCAGCGGACCTGCTCGTCGTCGGGCATGACGCCGGGGTACTTCTCGGCGACGGACCGGAGGCTGTCGTTGAGGTCAGTCCATCGCTCCCGCTTCTCGTCGATGGTGGTCAGTTCTTGGCTCTCCACGGGTGCGCTCCTCGGTGAATCAGAAGACCCGCCTTCCGGCGGGCCTTGGGGCTTGGCCGCTGCCACCGTTCCGGGTGGTTCGGCTGCGTTCATGGACATGTCGTCCTCGTCGTTGTCGGGCGGCTCGAGGTGCTCAATGGCAGCCTCGAGGAGCTCGGCTTCCTGCGCGAGCAGGGGTTCGCCGTTGGCCAGCTTGTCGATCGCCACGCTGAGGGCGGCCTTGTCGGCGAGCAGGAAGGCGGCGAGGTCGTCGAGGCTGCGCCTCAACTGGACGATCCGGGCAGTGTCCATGCGGAGCGGCTCGGGAGGAGTGCTCGATGGCGGCTGACTGGACGGGGTCGCGGCTCCGGACTTCGGAGTGCGGGCGATGGCGGCGGAGCGCAGCAGTTCCTCGAATGCCTCGGGGTCGCGGCTGCGCTGGTAGAAGGTGTCGGTCGTCGAGCGGGCGCCGACGGTGGCCTTGGGGTTGGCCGGGAACGTCACCGGGCCGAACTCGTAGACGCGGGCCTCGGTGATCGTCCGCTCGGGGATGCCTTCGGGGTTGTGGTCGGAGCGGGCCGGGCTGTAGTCCCAGACGTCCTTCTCGACGCTGAAACGGAAGGACGCGCCGTAGACGCCGGCCTTGAGGCCGGGAGCGAGGTCCCGGTTGTAGGACGTGTCGAAGAGCGGCACCGTGAACTTCGGGCCGCGACTGTCCGTCCGGAGCTCCTCGATGGGGCCGAGGATCTTGTTGCCGATCTGGGGATCCGCGCCGTGGTCGAAGAGGACCTTCATCGAGGAACGGCTCTCGGCGATCGTCTTGTCGAACGCGCGCTTGCCGATCGTCTCGAGGAAGTGGCCCTCGATCATGCTCTCGACGACATAGGGGTCGCCGAAGGTCGAGAAGTGGCCGACCATCGTCGGCATCGCGCCGCTGCCGGTGGTCTCCACGGGCTCGGCGACGGCGCGGGTCACGGGAAACGGCAGGCGCGCGGGCGGGATCGCGGCCAGGTCTTCGGGGTTCATGGTCGCCTCACTTGGCGGGGGTCTTGCCGTTGCTCGGCTTGGTCGCGCCGACGGTGCTGACTGGCTTGGTGGAGACGTCGCCGGCGGGGATGGTCTCGGGGCCGGTCCCACTGCCAACCGGCGACTCGCCGGGGACTTCGCCGGCGGGCATCTTGGTCGAGCCGGGCGCCTGGAGCTGGACCGAGAAGAGGCCCGTATGAACGAGCAGCGTCTCGTCCTCGGCCGCTGCAGCGGCAATGGATGAGGCAGCGGTGAAGCCCGAGTCGATGTAGGTCCGGATCGTCGTTGCCTTGATCTGCTGGATCTCCGCGGCGTCCTTGCGGTCCTCGCGGAGGAAGGCGATGCCCGTGGCGTCGACCCAGAGGCGGGACCCGGTGGGTGGCGGGACGAGCGTCTCCATCGAGCCGCAGAAGTTGCCCCACAGCCACCACAGCGTCTTATCGGCAGTCAGCCGCCGAGCGGTGGCGAAGTTGCCGGCGTTGAGCGAGCTGCCCTGCATCCCCTCGGAGAGGCCAGCGACGACGGGGTGGATCCCCGAGGCCGCGGCGATGCGCGTCTCGCCGGCGCCCTGCGTCACCTTGAGGTCGGCCTCGACGAGGTTGGCACCGACGGTCGAGACGTCGGCCCCCGAGTCGAGGAAGTAGGCGCGGTAGGCGTTCGCGGTGCCCTGGTGACCCTGCTTGATGAGCCCGACCCAGGTGTCGAAGTTCTCCTTGGTCAGGCTGTCGTTGCGCTTGAAGGCGAGGGCCGGGGTCGCACCGGACTCGAGGAACCGGAGTTTATGCTCGGTCGCCGCCTTGTCGCCCATGATCTCGCGGATGACCGGCGTCAGCCACGACATGCCCCGCGACCGGGCGGACGGGTCGGGGACGGGGGCGAAGTGGCAGATCTCGCCGCGCTGGTAGTACTCGGGCTTGCCCGTCGGGTGGTTCTCGCCGCCGGGGAAGTAGGCGATGCCGAGGAACTCCGCGTCGCTGGCGTTGGGATCGCCCGAGGGCGAGCCGTGGAGGAGCGTCACCCAGTCCGGCCGGAACCAGATGATCCGGCCGTTCTTGCGCGTGGCGTAGAAGTTGCCCGCGATGTCGGCGTGGTTGAGCGCCCGCGACAGGAGGTCACCGGTCGTGCCGTTGGGCCACGGGTGCTCGAGGATGTCGAGGGAGGGCTTGCCGAACAGCGACTCGTTGGCGAGGCTCTGGAACTTGAAGCGGGCCTGGCTGAACAGCGCCATCCGGTCGCGCATGACCGAGAAGACGACCGAGTCGGACATGTACGCCTGCCGGACGTACGAGCCGAAGTCGTTGGCGATCTGCTCCTGCGGCGAGTTGGGCAGGGTGAGGTTGAGGTTGATCGGGTAGGTCAGCCCGCCGTTGAGCGTGGCGTAGGGCAGGAAGTTGTCCTGGCCCGGCAGCCACGGCGGGATGACCGCCACACGCTGCTCGCCGATGGGGTCGAAGGCTTGGCGGAGGCGGTCGATCAGGCCCATGCAAAGTTCGGTTCGTGCTGCACGACGATCTCCTGTCGGGCCGCCCGATCAGCCGCCAGGGCGAGGGCGATGCAGCCGTCGATCCGCCCGCGGGACTTGCTCTTCTGGAGGGTGAAGCCGTGCTCGTTGAAGCGGGGCACGGCGTTGAGGACGTGGTTGGTCAGCGTCTCGTCGCCATCGTGGCGGACGGTGCCCGTCCGGATGAGGGCGAGGAGATCGCCACAGATCGTGGTCATCCGCTCGACCGACTGGGGGATCTCGACCATGGGGACCCCTTCATCGAGCAGCATCTTGGCCGGGACGTCGAAGAACCTTGGGTCATAGCTGACGGCCGCGACCGCGTGCGCGGCGGCCAGCTGCCGGATGTGGTGCATGACGTCGGTGATGTCGACCGAGCGCTCGTCGGTCGGGATCCAGAAGCGCGCCTTCGCGTGGAGCACCCGCGCCTCGTCGTACTGGACCGCGACCACGGCCGTCGAGTCGCGCTTCAGCCCGACGTCCACGCCGAGATAGAGCGGGCTCTCGTCGAAGTCGTATGGCTCGGCGAGGTCCGTCCAGAGGCTGTCGCCCTCGGAGCCGAGCCACGACTCGATCTCGCGCGTCGGCCGGTTGCAGACGAAGCGCGACCAGCGCGAGAGCGTCATGGTCGGGCTCTCGAACTTCTCCGTCAGCATCGGGACGGTGATGCCCGAGAACGGGTTGGCCGCCTTCACCGCGACCATGTCGTCGACCTCGGCGCCGGGCGCCAAGGCCCACTCGTGGAGGGCGACCCGCGGCGTTCGGGCGTGGACGAAGGCCCCGAGGCGAACGCTCGTGGCCGACTCGGCGATCTTCGCCCGGGTCAGCTCGAAGTCGGAGCCCGGCTCGCCCGCCGTCGAGATGCCGATGAGCTGTCCACCGCGCTTGGCGAGCTTGCCCGACCAGGTCCGGTAGAGGCGGAGATCGTTGTGGCGGTGCATCTCGTCGATGATCGCGAGGGTCGGAATGACCCCGTCGCCCGTCCGGTCATCGGCGGCGAAGACCTGGATGCGCCCGCCGGCGTGATGGTTGATCCGCCGATAGCCCTCGAGGCAGAGGAACCGCGGCACGTCGGTCTTGCGCTTGCCCTTGGCCGCCGCGATGGCGCTGTGGACGGGGCTGTAGAGCCGCTCGGAGCGGAGGACGAAGCCCTCGGCCTGGCGATAGACGTTCTCGGCCTGCTCCCGCGAGCTCGCGGCCACCGGAACCGACGCGAAGGGCTTGTGCTCGATGTGGTAGAGGGCCAAACCGGCGATCAGAGTGGTCTTGCCGTTGCCTTCGGGCACCACGAGCCAGCATTCGGGCACGCCGGCGAAGAGATCCTCGGCAAACGCCTCTTGGAAGTCCTCCGGATGCCACGGTTCGTCGGTATCGAGGACCAGATCAGCCGCCCAGGCCCGAAAGTGGGGCAGCGTGAAGGGCTTCAGCGGCTTTTTGGCACCGGCGTGAACGGTCGGGAGTTGAACGACGGTCCCGGTCGGGGCTCGACGCGGCTTCGGCTTGCCAGCTCGGCCTTGAGGTGCCGCACTTCCTCCTCGAGGGCGAGGATGCGGGCTCTCGACCGAGCTTCCGGAGGGTTTTCGGGCTTCTGGGCGACCTCCGACCGCTTGCGAGCACGGTAGGCAGCCTGGCGTTCGGCGTTACTGAGGCCCACCGTTACTCCCGTTACGTAACGTAACGTCACTGGACGGGCCTGACCCTACGGCCCGTAGTATTTCTCGCGAACGGCTAGGACGGGGTACACAGCCCACGCTGTGATTACGTGTGGACCCCGCCCCCCTCGTGTCTGTTCGTTCGCTCTCTGTTGCGCTTCGCTGTGTTGTACGAGCGACAGACGACGCGAGTCAGCGACCGATCACCGTTGACGACGTGGTCCAGTACGAGGTCCGTACTGCTGTGGGGGGGGTGTTCCAGCCCACCGCTACACCACCAGCCGACGGTGGCCACCTGTTCAGCGAGGGCGGCCTGGCTCTGGCGATACCACGCCCTGTCGTAGCCACGGAGGGAGGGGGACGGGCGACGGGTGCGCTCACGTTGACGGGTGCACCCTTGACAGCGAGAGCTACGGCCTTGGAACAGGGCGCCGCAGTCGAGGCAGGGACGCGTCACGGGATCGACGAACCAGCGGTGGGTCGGTGACGGGCGTTGACCTCGCCCGCTGGCATCACGGTCGCCAGCACGGGGTTCGTTTGTCGCATCCTATACCTACACCGCGACGGCAACACCTGTCACTCGGACTGAATAGGCGGGCGGCTCGTCGGAGTAGCGGTCCCAGAGCCGCTCGAGAGCGCCCGTGACATAGAACCAGCGGACGGGCTCGACGATGCCGAGCGTACGGCAAGCGGCGTTCCAGTTGCCGTCCATGCACGCTGTTCGGAAGAGCATCCGGGCCATGAACGGGAATGGATCCTCATTGCGACCATGTCCGGCGAGGCGGCTCAATGCGGCGCGCATCGGGAAGCGGTACGCCTGGTCGCTCACCGTCACGCCTGCTTCGGTGAGGCGGGCGAGCTCGGTCTCCCAGAGGGGATCCGACTCGAGATAGGCGCGGAACGGGTCGCTGTTGGCTGGCGTACCCAACAGCGACCCGCCGACGCTCTGGTATTCCTTCGCGTCGCTCCTCCGCTTGGCGTCGTGCCACAGGCCGGCGGCATGGATGCGCTCGGGGATCTCGGCCCGGAAACCGCGGAGATACCAGCCGAGGAGGTCGCGCGGCTTGGTCGCCTTCCGCTGGAGGCTGGCGCCGTGATCGGCGGCATAGGGCCGGGCCAGCAGATCACGGCGGAGGGCAACGCTCATCTACACGGCGCCAGAGAGGGCCCAGAAGCCGAAGCCGAGGAGCGCGAGGCCGACGTAGGACGGGCCGTCCTTGACAACACCGAAGGACAGAAGGCTCGCGATCAGCAGCAGGACGAAGGCGATGATGAGGCAGATGCGACCGGCGTTCATGTTGGCCTCCACTTCGTTCATGACAGCAGCCCGATGACGGCGACAAGCACGAGCAGGATCAGCAGCGCGACCACGAACAGGAGCACCCACTCGGTCATGCGGGCTCCAACTCGACGTGAGCCGCGGCCAGCGCGCGCAGCGCCACGATGAGGTCCATCCGGGCTTCGTACTCTTCATAACCGTTGTCGAACTGCGTGCACCCGCGATTGCCGTTGCCGTAATCTTCGACCTCGTCGTAGTTGGGCAGCCAGTTCGAGGCGGCCTCGAGGACGGCCTTCCACTGGTCGACATCAGCGACCCGCAGCGTCACGGTCAACTGCGATTGCGCCATATCAGGCATTGGTCGGCGGGTTCGGTGGCGGTGGCGTGGAGCCACTCGTGATGGCCGCACCACTGGCGCTCGAGGACTGCGCGGCCCGAGTGGCTGCTTTCGCGAACTCCTGGCCAAAGACGAACGTCATCGCCGCGGTCATCATCCCGACGATCGCGAGGGTGGTGTTGCTCGTGTCGTTGGAGCCGTTGACCCAGAGGTAGGCGAAGCCAGCGACCACGACGAACGCCGCGATCCCGTACGAGAACACGAGCTTCAGGAGGTCCGTCTGCATCACGGCTTGCTCTCGGTGAAGGTGACATCCGTCGCTCGGACCCAGTAGGTCGTCCCACTCGTGCCGGTGAAGATGTAGCCCGCCGTGCCGCCCGGCACGTCATGGACGGCCGAGGTGGCGGAGAGGCCGACGAGGGCCGGGTGCTGGTCGTTGATCGTGCCGTCCGTCAACCGGAAGAGCTCGACATCCGCCTTGGCGTCGATGGTCCCGGCCTTCGCTGGCGTCGGAACGCTGATCGGGAACATCTCGTCATCTCCTGGCGGGGGCTTGGGCAACGGCTTGCCCCAGAGGTGCACCAGCTCGGCAGTCGTGCCGTCGAACCTGTCGCGGTCGAGCGGGTGGCCCTGGTATTGCCAGACATCGGCGCGCTTGCCGTTGAACGTCGGCCACTTGGTCGTCCCGTAGTGGGCGATCCAGTTCCAGTCCTGACCAGCGTCGAAGTAGACCGCGTCCGAGGCATAGAAGCCGCAATGCTTGCCGGCGGCCTTGACGAGCCTCACGGCCTCACGGGTGGCGGCCTTGCTCGGCGGGTTGGCCTCCCAGTCGAGCGCGAAGCCATCGGCGCTGCTGGCGACCGAGAGGAATGCCGTCATCTGATCGACGATCGGCACGCCCCGGACGAGGAAGTGGTAGGCGGCGAGGGGCTTGCCCATCTTGCGAACGTTGGCCGAATGCTGGTCCCAGCGGGGATCCTTCGCCGTCCCTTGGGTCGCCTTGACGATGTAGAACTGGGCGAAGGTGTTGGTGACGGCGTTGGAGTAGCTGAGGTCGACGCCCTCGAGGCTCATTCGGGCCTCACGCGGCGGACGATCTCGCCGCCGTCGATGATGATCGGCTTGGGATCCTCGAGCTCGGAGCGATAGGCACGCATGAGCAGCTTCGCGAACTCGCGGGCGCCCTCGGCCTCGACGACGCGGCCCTCGGCGCGCTTCAGCGCCTCCTCGGTCGTCCAGTGGTCCCAGGCCGTGGCGTAGAAGCGGAGGACGGCGGCGCGGCTCATGGACGAAGCCGATCGATGATGAGCAAGCCTGTCGCGACGGCTCCAAGGACGATGCCGAGCACGGTCAGGACGCTCCGGGTGTCGGTGAAGACGGAGCGCCGGCCAAGCGACTCGACGCGGGCGTCCTTGATGTCGCTGGTATTGGAGTCGATGCGGATGTCCAGCGCGTTGACGATGCTCGCCAGCTTCTCGATCTCGCCGTGGAGGATGCTCGACAGGCTATCGGTCTCGCCGTGGAGCTTGGCCTCGAGGGCACGGTGCTCGGCCTGGTACTCGGCTTTGGGGATGAACGTCGAGCGGAGGTCGGCGAGCGTCTGCCGCCATTCGTTGGCATCCCGCTTGTACTCGCGGAGCGACTCGGCGACGACCTCGTGGACATCCCGATGCGCGGTCCATCGTTCGGTCGCGAGGATGATGTGGTCGTCGTAGCGCGTGTTGACCGTGTCGAGGCGGTCATCGAGGTTGCCCTTGGTGACGACGTCCGAGAGCGGCGGGTGATCTGTCGCACGCCTTGCAGACGGGTGCTCGGAGTCCACTCACGGACACGCGCAATCGAGGCGGTGACGGGGCGACACGGCCCACGGTGACACGTTGAGAGCCGCGTGCCTACCGATTCGCCTATCGTGGCCGCGACTGGCCGCATATGGCCGGGATTGGCCGCAGTTGGCCGGGGCTTCCGTTCGGGGAGTTGGGGTGGCCTACGGGGCTCGAACCCGTGACCTCTGGAGCCACAATCCAGTGCTTATCGTGCTTGTGGAACGTGAAATCGGGGCTGAATGTGCCTATCTGCGTGCCTATCGTTCCTCGAACAGCACGGAACCGGGCGGCAAGGCGTCGTCCACGATCACCGTCCAGCCCGCGATCTGCTGCTCGATCGAGGCGTCAACCGCCGGGTCGGCGGCCACGAGCCGATCCCACTCGTCTCGCGAGATGCGCCATTGCATCGGCAGCCGCTCGCCGAGGACGCGAGGCTCCACGCGCTTCGTCCGGGGGTTGACCCATGGGATGCGCTGGAAGGGCACGATGCCCCGCTCGTCCAGGATCGCGGCGTAACGGGTGAGGCTCATGCCGTCTCCTTCTCCGCCTGCCGGGACAGGGCGGCCCCGAGTGCCTCGATGTCGTCCTGCATGAACTCACCACCGGCAGCGCGTGATAGGCGGTCATACACCCGCTGCGCCGCCTCTCGCAGCCCCGCGTCCGTGACGGGGGCGGCGGCGAGGGCGAGTCGCTCACGGATGTCCTCTTCGGCCCCGCACTCGACGTGGGACAACCCGCGGGCGTCATAGTCCCGACGATGTTCCAGCATCGCCGCGAGGTCCGGTCGCTCTGGTGCGGGGGTCATGCCGTCTCCTTCTGCCGGGACAGGGCGGCGTACTCGGCGACGATCTCCTCGGTGCGGTCCTCGCGGTCGGTCGTGTGTTCCCAGTCGTATCGGACGCTGATCGCGTAGATGGCCTGCCGAAGCCGCTCCACGTCCAGCCCCGCGTCCGTGACGGGGGCGAGGTACTGGTTGCCGAAGTCATCGACGGCGGGCTGGTGCGTCCCGGCCGCGATGGCAGCGAGGTCCGGTCGCTCTGGTGCGGGGGCGCTCGGGACGTAGGGAACGCCATCCCACGGGCGGGCGTCGCGGTGGCGGGTCTGGAGGTCCGGTCGCTCTGGTGCGGGGGTCACGCCGTCTCCTTCTCCGCCTGCCGGGACAGGATGTCGCGGACGTAGTTGACCGCCGCGACGATCAGTGCGGCGTCGGCGTGGCCGTTCCGGTAGCGCATGTCCGCGATGTTCCTGCCGTTGGCCGTCAGGTGGCCCGTGACGAAACCCGGAGTCGTGGTAGCCGCCCACGGCCCCGGTGTTGCCTCATCGGAGAGTTGCTGCCACGGTCCATCTCGCAGCCCCGCGTCCGTGACGGGGGCGGCGGCACCGTTGCTGTCCCAATGCGAGCCACCGACTGGGCCGATCTCATCGAGCATGTCGAGCACGGCGGCCACACAGACGCACGGCTGCCCGTCGGGATGCAGCGCCTCGATCCGCGCCCGGAGGTCCGGTCGCTCTGGTGCGGGGGTCATCCGTTCTCCTTCACTCGGTTCAGCAGCCTGACGAGTCATCGCGCCCAACCGCGCGGCCAACCGCGTCGTCGGGCATGGCAACCGCCCCCACCCACGCAGACCGGGCGGCGCTGGCACTCGCGTCCGCCCACGCAGCAGCAGTCTCGCTCGACCGACGCATCGAACAGGCGGCAATCACACCGCCAGTCGTGTTCATGCTGCTTCATCACATCTCCTTCGCTGGTCGGTTCAGCAGCCTGACGGCGGCTCGCTGCTGCTCGGGGATCACGTGGGCGTACCTCGAAGTCATGCGCGGCGAGGTATGGCCGAGCTGCTCCTGGACCGCCCGCAGGGACGCGCCACCCGACAGCATCAGCGTCGCGGCCCCATGCCGCAGTCCGTGCGGTGCCATCCGGGGCAGGCCCGCGTCCTCGAGGAGCCTCGGCAGGGCGTGGGTGACGGTCGCGCCGGCCAGCCGCTCGCCCGTCTTGGGGCCGAAGAACACCGGCTCCTTCGCCCCTCGCCTCGGAGCCGCAGCCAGCGCCAGCCGCGCGGCCTCCACGGCATCGTCGGAGATCGGGACGGCTCGGATGGTCGTCTTGGACACGCGGAGAGAGACGAAGCCCGCGTCGAGGTGGAGGTCGCCCTGGTTCAGCCCGAGCGCCTCGCCTCTTCGGAGTCCCGACCCCAGCAGGAAGGCCACGAACGGACCGAGCCATGTCTGCGCGGTGGCGTCGAGGATCGCCGCCGCCTGCTC